ATGCGTCCCGCGACTATCGCCCCATTAACGCCATACGATAAATGGGATGGTGAGAAATGGGTGACGGATACCGAGGCACAGCATAGCGTCGCAGTAGATGCAGCAGAAGCACAGCGCCAGTCGCTGATTGATACTGCAATGGCTTCCATTAGTCTGATTCAACTGAAATTACAGGCTGGGCGGAAGCTGATGCAGGCAGAGACCTCCCGACTTAACACTGTGCTGGATTACATTGACGCGGTGACGGCAACAGATACCAGCACCGCGCCGGATGTCATCTGGCCTGAACTGCCGGAGGAGTAGGCCATTCAATATCTGGCGCACTGGAAGTATCGACCAGCTCCAGTGCGTCCAGATAATCCAGCCACAAATTATATTGCGCCAGTTCCTCACCTTTCAGACGACCAATAGCCGCTTTACCAGCCCATTGTTTACTGTTCATATAATCGTTGGCCTGATTAATCAATTGCTGCTTTTTCAGTTCGGCTGCAGCAATCTGTTCCTCATGTGTTGGTGGTGGAATTTCAGACCATGCAGGAAAACCATTTTCTCCAGCGATACGGATTTTTCCTTTCGGCGGTAATCCGGAAAACTCAATATACACTTGCTCATCAACTTCAACAGCATCATCTGGCCATGAGCCAGCTTGCGTGTAATCCTCTTTCATCTCCAAGGGATAGAAAGAGTTTGTAGTCGCGGAATATATGTAATTCATTTTTCACTCCATAAAGTTAAAAGAAATTAACACCCTAATGCGAAAAATGAAGCACCGATACCGGGTACGCCTGCTCTGGAAATAAATTTCACCGGGTCCTGGTTATAACCGGCACAAGCTATATAGCCAACATTTGCACTGCCGGGAGTGTAATCCTGAGTCGCAAATACCCGCAGACATCTATTCGGAAATGCAATCGGAAAATAGGTTACTGTGTCCTGAGACGTCAGCGGAACATCAATTGGCCCCCATTGAATAATTAAACCGGATGGCAATTTTTGATATCCAGGAACTGAAGCAGAAAGCATAAAACTACCCATATCAGGTATCTGATTCGCCCCTGTCCCTACATTTCTTTTAGCCGCTTCTCCCAAACCAAGGTTTTCGAGAGCCTTTTGCACCGTGCCGTCCAATTTGATATCGCCAAACGGATTCTTGCGGCTTAACAGCAGCGCACGAAGCGCGGTAAGCAGCTGGTCATGCCGCCCCTTCTCCAGGCTGGCACCGGAGGCCTCCACAACGCTGCAAAGCTCCTCCTGCAACATGTCAAAGTAGTCATCATCCAGATCGGTGGCAGGCGTGCCGGTCTGGGGGTTACCACGGGTACGGGGGATTACCAAAGGCAGCACCTTTAAGCTCCGCAAGACGTTCTGACCAGTCATGCGCCAGCGCGTTGTCTTCCGCAGTGTAATACGCGGCACATTTGGCGTTATCACCATCAGTAAACAGATCCAGAACAAACGGGCCAAACAGGGTGTTAATTCCCCAGAAAATGTTGTCCGGCGTGCGCCACTGATCGCCCACTTCCTTCAGTTCATGGGCTGGTTTGTTCCGCAGCTCCACCAGCGCCTGGCAATATTTATTACTCATTAAGCCCCCACGTAATTCCCTGAGAGATACCACTCTTCACCTGATGCAGCCCGCTTACTGCTTTTCCGTAAACACCGTTCACGACGCGCCAGAAAATTGTTTCGTTCTGGCTGGGAGTGGCTTTCACGGAATGCCGCCATCCACACCGTTGCAGCACGACGGTATAAGCCCCTGGACTCCAGTTCTTCCGCCTGGCGGGTCAGGCACAAAATCACCCGCGGGTCGTTAGTGCCGACATAGAAATTGCGCACAGGTCTGGTTTCACGAACTGGTTGTGGTTCCGGATCCTGCGCTCTCTCAGTCAGGCGCGGGAAATGTCTGTGTGTATCTCCTTCACAACGGTGAGCCACACGCCCACTCTGACGTAACTTGCTTGCTGACTGCAGAACGCGCTGCCGTGAGTAACCTGCAAAAGCATCCGCAATGTCTCCGGAAGTACAGCCCGGATGGGCTTCAATGAATTTCTGAACGTCATTCAAAAGACTCATGCTCACCCCCTGAATCCTGCCGGGATCTGGCTGTAGTCCACATTGTCGTAACTGGCTTTGAAGTACGGGTCTTCGCGTTTTTCTGTGTACGTGCTGACGGACGGCGATAAGCGCAGGGAAAGCTCATCCCATTTTTCCCGCAGCTTCGACGGGCTGAGCACGTTACGGCACCAGAACGGATCGCGGCTGACGCGGCTGTACATCTCGCAGATTTGTTTGTGAGTACGACCATCCTGCACACACATCAGGCGAATTTCGTTTGCCCAGGCTGTCCAGTTCGGTTCTTTGGGACGAACCACCTCGCCGTCACATTCGGCGGCCTGCTCGTACAGGGCGATGATTTTTTTCCAGAGCCACTGTGCGCAGGTCAAATCATCCTGCGTTCCCCACTGGCGCTTTTTAGGGCTGAATACAACCGCATCAGGATGGCGAGTTAAAAAATCCTGTTCATCCGTCTGCGTGTCCGGTTGCGAAGCGTCCGGACGAGAAGGTTTTTTATCTGACGGATCATGTTTTGATTTTACTGACGGATCCCCGCCAGATTCTGACGGGTGAAAACCCGATTTTTTGCCAGATTTCGACGCATCAAATTTTGACGGGTCAGATTTTGATGCGTCAGATTTTGACGGGTCAGAGTCTGACAGTTGAGAAAATGCCGCTGCCTGAAGCTTCGCAACGTTAAGCTGATAAACATTCGACGCATTGCGGTTATGATGAGGAGCAGCAAAATGGCTAGCGAACGCAGTACTGATGTGCAGGCATTTATCGGGGAGCTGGACGGCGGCGTATTTGAAACCAAAATCGGCGCAGTTCTCAGTGAAGTCGCTTCCGGTGTGATGAACACGAAAACCAAAGGTAAGGTCTCACTCAACCTGGAAATCGAACCATTTGATGAGAACCGTCTGAAAATCAAACACAAACTCTCATATGTTCGCCCGACTAACCGTGGGAAAATTTCCGAAGAAGACACCACCGAAACGCCGATGTATGTCAATCGCGGTGGTCGCCTGACTATTCTGCAGGAAGACCAGGGACAATTACTGACTCTTGCCGGTGAGCCTGACGGAAAACTCCGCGCAGCAGGTCATTAA